CCATAGAGTTTCCTTTATGGGAGCAGAAATGAGCCTCGATGAATATCTCAACACAATACTAGAGCAATAATGAAAATATCCATTGTTATACCTACGGGAGGAAACGATCCCGGAAGAAATAGAAATTTTGAAGAATGCCTAAGATGTATTAGAGAACAGACGTTTAGGGATTATGAAATTATAGTGGTTGAACAATCTCTAGATGGGAGATTTTATAAGAACGAAAATCCTTCATATAAGCATATAAAGATTAAGGATCCTCAAAATAGAGGATTCAATCTTAGCTGGTGCAGAAATGTTGGTGCCAGATTAGCTTCGGGGGAGATTTTAATTCTAATGGATTCTGATTTTGTTTTTGAAAAAGACTATTTCAAAACTATTAGCGAATTCAAGGGTAATTTTGCAGCTGGAGCAGAAACTTATTACTGGTGTAATATGGAAGGTCCTACATCACACTGGATGAATAACAGGGACTTTAACTACTTTAGAAATAATGGGGGTGAACCTAGATCCCCTATTTTTAAATTTAGATCAATGACGAGGGGATGCGGATTCGGAGCCATACTGGTATACAATAGAGAATGGTACTGGAACGTGTTTGGAGGATACAATGAGAATTTTTTTAGATACGGATGGGAGGATAAGGCTGCAACTGAGACAATTAAGTTTCTCTTGAATAGAACGGATGAGACCATGGACAGAATCCCATACGAAGCTGCACATCTCAGCCATTTTGGAAAGGATGGCAGAAACCTCAATATTAATGAAAAGCTTTTTTATCATTTCACTGCTATGAACCAGAGGGACCTTTCAAATAAAATTAAAAAAGCATCCGTTGGTAAAACTGACGAGCCAACATTAATATGATAACATTTAGTAGATTAGAAAAATACGGGAGATTGGGCAACCAAATGTTTCAAATATCTGCAGTGATATCTCATGCCATAAACAACGGACTCCAATATGGATTTAAAAATTGGAAATATAATGTGCATCTATTGAATCCCCTTCCGATTTTTATTGGAAGTATTCTTCGCGAGCACAAGGAAAGGAGTGCATTTGAATTTACCACTATTCCAAATAGTGATAATATGGATTTTAATGGATACTTTCAGAATGAATTATATTTTGATAAAAATCGAGAATTGCTTCTAAGAATATTTGAAATTAATGAAGAATGTGAAAATATTGTGAGATCCTTTACTTCGACGTGGAATGAGCTAAAAACAACAGCAATACATGTTAGGAGAGGTGATTATCTTAATCTTTCTCAACATCATCCGGTTTTATCTATAGATTATTACAAGAGAGCAAATGAAATATTATTTGGTGAAACTGAAAAATATATCATCTTTTCCGACGATATTGAATGGTGTAAAAACAACTTTCATTTCATTAATAATCCCTGTTATCATTACAGCAGTGATGAATTTATAGATATGATGGTAATGAGCAGATGTCACAATCACATAATAGCCAATTCTTCTTTTTCTTGGTGGGGATCTTATCTTTCTAAAATGGGAGGAAAATGTATTGCTCCATCAAATTGGTTAGGCCCGGCTTATTCCAATGTGAATTATAGTGGTATATATAGGAAGCAAATGATAAAAATATAAACTACCTAAGATGGAAATAGAAATAGATAAATGGAATGAGATAGACGGGGATAACACGTGCAGGATCAATTATGATTTAAACGAGAGCTCTGTTGTATTTGATATAGGAGCATATAAGGGCGAATTTGCCAAAAAGATACACAAAAAATACGGAAGCAAAATATATTGTTTTGAACCTATAAAAAAATTTTGCAGAATAATAGAATCTAGAAATAGAGATTTTCGAGTTTATAATTTTGGATTAGGTGGTTCTACTAGGAGCCAGGAAATATACATGATGGATAATGCAACATCAATATTTAATTATGCAGAGGTTCATAAATCTACAACCATACAAATAATGGATATAGAGGAGGTAATAAGGAGTCTCGATATAAATCATGTAGATCTAATGAAGATTAATATCGAAGGGGCAGAATATGAGCTTTTAAATAGAATAATAGAAAAAGACATCGTTTCTAAGATATCTAATATACAAATTCAGTTTCATTTATTTGTAGATAATGCCATTAGTGAAAGGGAAAAAATACAGGAGAAACTACAAAAGACGCACAAGCTAACCTATAATTATGATTTTATATGGGAGAACTGGGAGATAAAATGAGAAGAATTGTGGGAATGGAGGCTAGGAGAAGAAGAATTGATAGGTGCGCAAGCTTTTTATCTACCTCTGTAAGTATCCCTTCCGTTCATGAACAAAAAACATCGAATAATATGAATTTTGATCTATTTAACATGATATATTTGGAGGGAGAGCTAAATGTACATCAGCTGGAAATCCCTATCATTAAAAAAATGGAGGATAAAATTGATCTGTCAATAATTATCCCTGTTAAAGGTAGAGAGTCTCAGCTACGTACCTCCCTATTTTTTTTGCAAAAAGAGTCAATAAAAAGCAACCTAAATATAAAAATTGTGGTTGTAGAAAATGACTTTTATCCCCTTAATAAAGAGCATTCGGAAATTTCCGGGGTTGACTATATATTTATAAAGGGAAGAAACGGGGGTTCTTTTAACAAATGCCTATGTCATAACGTAGGATCATTTTTGCATAATTCCAATTATGTCATGTTTCATGATGTAGACCTCGTAATTCCTGAAGATTTTTTCGATAAATTGATTAAAAATCTTGGAGATAAAAAAGCTCTTCAATGCTTTCATAATAGAAGGGTTTTATATCTAGATCAGGCTCTATCAGAAAAGGTTAGATCCGAAAAATCAATAAAATCTATACATCTTAAAGATCCAAGAATTAGGGAGGGTTTAAGTGGAGCACCCGGGGGATCTTTAATTATAGAAAGAGACTTATTTGAAAAGGTCGGAGGCTTTGACCCAAATTTTTTCTGGAATTATTCTATAGAAGATGGTTTTTTCTGGAAAAAGCTAGAGATATTTACTAAAGTATATGGATGTGACAATCCAGTTATAGAAATGCTACACCTTTGGCACGAACCTTCGCATTTAACTAATCCTAATATTCAAAGAGATCATAGAATATATGATACTTTTGTTCATTTCACTGATGAGCAGAAAGAGCTTTTTCTGGAAAAATCTAGAATCAGCTATAAAAAATTAATGAAAAATGGGATTGAATGAACATTTTGATAAAATATTTTGTCTAAACTTGGAGAGAAGAGAGGATCGTAGGGAAAGGGCTGAATCACAGTTTAGAAGTCTTGGAATACAGGTTGATTTTTTCCCCGCCATAGACGGACTAAAAATTCAAGGCATCCCCGGAGGATTGAATCCAGGTGAAGTTGGATGTATATTGTCGCATATAGAGATATACAAGAAAGCCAATTTGGAAGGTGTTGGTAGATATCTTATAATCGAGGATGACTGTGAATTTGATGAGGACATCCATAATAAATTTAATACCTATTATAGTGAGGTTCCTAGTGACTGGGATCTTTTATATTTTGGAGGAAATCATAACGGAACTAATATAAAAATGGTATCCCAACATGTACATCGATTACACAGAACATATACAACTCACTGTTATGCCGTAAATAATGGATTCGGATATGTGTTGGAAAGGGAAATAAAGATTGAAAAAAATGGAATAAAACAAATTGATGTCGAGCTTTCTGATATACAAAACAGATTCAAATGCTATGGATTTATTCCTCCCCTTGCATGGCAATACGAAGGATACTCTGATATTGTTGGAGATTATAGGGACTACTCATTTTTAAAAACACACGGAAATCCAGGATTAAAATGAAAAAAATAAGAGTAATATGGGGGTATGAAGTTCAATCTATAGAAGGAACATGGGTGATTTCAGATTCCCCTGAATATCAAATAAATATAGATAATACTAGAGGAATTGGTATTAATAACGAGGCCAAAAAAATAGCAGTACTTTATGAACCTCAGTCTATACTACCTGGAAATTATGCTGAGGTTCTTAGAAATCAGAACTCATACTATAAGATTTTTACCCACAGAAAATCACTTTGTGATAATGATAAAATATTACATATGCCACCATTTTTTCCTTCGTGGATATCTGAGTCGGAATCAATAATTTATCAAAAGAATAAATTGGTTTCTATGATCGCATCAGATAAGGTCATGTGTGATGGACATCTATATAGACAAAAAATAGCGGGAAAATTTCCATATAAAAATGATCTATTTGGCAGGGGGAGAAACTTTATACAGAATAAAATAGAGGGATTAAGAGATTATATGTTCTCCGTTGCTATGGAAAACGAGGTTTCTGAAATTTATTACACTGAAAAAATACTCGATTGCTTTTTAACCGGAACTATACCAATCTATTGGGGATCTAAAGAAATATCTAGCATATTTAATCCTGAGGGAATAATATTTTTGGATGATATGGATCTAGCAGATTTAAAACCCGAGTTATATTATGATAGAAAGAATGCTATTATAGACAACTTCAATAGGGCAAAACAAATAAGATCAACATCAAATCATATGATTGATTACATAATAAAAAAATTATCATGAATTATTATTCTCAATATGGACAGGACCAAAAAATAGATGAGATTCTGAATGGAACACAAAATGGAACATTTATAGACATAGGAGCTCATAATGGAATAGCTTTTTCCAATACATATTTTTTTGAAATGGAAAGGGGATGGAGCGGATATTGTTTTGAGCCGCATCCTAGGGTGTATGGAGATCTTATAAAAAATAGATCATGCACATGTCTGAATAAGGGAATAGGAGCTTCGAGCGGAACACTTGAATTTTGGGAGATAACTGGTTACGCAGAAATGTTATCAGGATTCAGCTCAAAATATTCTCAACAGCATATAAGAAGAATAAACGGGGAAATAGCTAATCATGGAGGCTCCAAGGAAATAAAGAACATAGAGGTTGTAGGGATAATGGATTTTTTAATTGCTAATTCAGTCTATAACGTAGATTATTTAAGCATAGATACTGAAGGTGGGGAAGAAGAAATACTTATGTCTATTGACTTCAATAGAATCAATATTAGGGCTCTCACGGTTGAGAATAATTATGATGACCCAAAGATAGTCAATTATATGAAGTCTATAGGATATAAACACATTAAACATCATATAGATGATATTTACTATAAATAATAAATGTAATGCTACATATAAGAAATAAACTCAAAAATTTTTACGGCGATAGAAAAATTGTTGTTTTTGATATAGGGGCATATAATTTTGAGGACTCGGTTGCCTATAAGAATCTTTTTAATTCTGAAATATATGCTTTCGAAGCCTCTAAAAAAAATTATGATCTCTATTTAAGCTATGCAATATCACACGGAATAAAAGCTTATAATTTGGCCCTCTCTGATATGAATGGGAGGTCTAAATTTTATAATAGTTCTAAACTTAATGATGGTGGAATCGAGATAGAATGGGGACCATCCGGATCTTTATTGGAACCCAGTAAATCTTTAAAGGATAGAATAACATTTGAACTACCAGAGGAAGTAGAATGTAAAACAATAGAAGAATTTTGTCTAATAAACAACATAAAAAATGTGGATTATATTCATATAGATGTTCAAGGAATGGAGCACAGGGTTCTTTCGGGTCTGGGAAAAATAAGACCTGATTATATTTTAGCTGAAACGTGTGAGTACAACAGCTATAATGGATCGGGTAGTATAGAAGATCTAGATTTATATTTATATTCCATTGGGTATTCTATAGATGAAAGAATGGAATACGATACTTTATATCATAGAATAAAATGACCTATTAAAAATCTAAAATGAATAAAAAATACTATTCGCAAGCAGGACAGGATGAATGGGTGGATAATTTCTTTGCCTCGAAAAAATATGGATATTTTTTAGACATTGGAGCATATGATGGCATAAAACTTAGCAATACGTATTATCTTGAAAAAGATCTCCTATGGAATGGTATATGTATAGAAGCGGACCCTGTCATTTTTAAAAAGCTTTGTGTTAATAGAAAGTGTAAAACTGTAAATATTGCTGTTTCTGATGGTGAGGGAACTATAGGATTTGCATCCTCCGGCCTTACCGGAAGAATATCGGATTCTGGAGAAATCAGAGTTAATACTTCTTCTCTAAAAAAGATAATTATGGATCATAAATGTCCTGAAGTTATAGATTATATAAGCTTGGATATAGAAGGATATGAATCGATTGCGCTGTCTGAGTTTCCTTTTGATACCCACCAGTTTGCCATAATGACTGTGGAACATAATCTCTATTTGGGATCCGATGTTAATAAGAAGAAAATAAACGAGATTCTTACCAGCAAGGGATATGTTATATATAAGGAAAACATTGAGGATAGCGGATATAAATTCGAAGATTGGTATGTAAACAAAAGATTTCTATGATGTTTAATAGGACCTTAATACTCGGATCCAACGGATTAGTTGGATCTAATCTCTTAAAAAAGTATAGAGAATTTAGAACAAAT